CACGAGGATATTCTCGGTTTGCCCGAACAAGCCGCTTTCCTTGATCATGCGCTTGACAAGTTCGGGCCAGTTCACGTCGAACCCTTGTGCTTGCAGGTATGGGACGTAGGGCGTGAGCGTGGCCATCATGTCGATGACCTGCCGGGTCCTTGTCCCCGTGTCTATCCGCTGCGTGCTTCCCGGCTCGATATCGATCTCGTACTCGGAGTTCGCGTCATCGAGCGATACGGGAAATTGCGCGGCGATCTGCCCGTCCTCGGTCAGCATGGGGACAATGCGTTCCGGCCCCCAGAATGTCCGGAGCATCTTGATGGTACATTGGGTGCTCGCCCGAAGGAAGGCGACAACCTGGGCCATCATGTCCTCGGTGCGCACGCCGCCTTGTGCCGCGACGATGCTGGCCTCCGTGGCGGTCGCGCCATTGGTGGTCCCTCGCGCATTCTCGTTGATACCGGACACCTGGTCCATGTCGGTCTGGTACTGGTTGGCGAGGTTCCACGCATCGGCGTTGATGGAACGCTGTGGCAATTCGTAGACGGCCTCGTTTGGATTCGAGTCCGTAATCAAGGGTGTGTACGAATGGCCGCTGGCATTTTTCAGCCGCTTGATATCGTCCTTCTCGAAGCGGTTGGCGTTGTAGAAGATTTTTGTCCAGCCCCATTCCTGGAGGTGGCTCATCATCTGCGTGCGCAACAGGTTGATCGCTTCGCATTGGGGAAGGAACTGCATGGCAAGCGGCAGTCCCCACGGGCAATGGTTCATCTTGTATAGCGACAGGAAGCGGTACGGACCGGTGGATTCTTTCCCCCCGGGGTACTGGTACGCCATGAGCGGATACTTTCCGGTGTCCGACATGACAATGATGCGGCCTGTCACGCGGTCAAATATCTCGTAAAGCGTGACCATGCTGGCATCGTCGGCAAGCCCGTTATCGCGCTCGCTGTCCACGTCTTCGCGGGAGAACCATGCGCTTTGTCCGCTCGGGCGAAGTTCCTCCCGCGCCTTCTTGTTGTACCGGGAATCCTCGATACAGTCGCGCCACGAGCGGCGGAAACAGTGCCACAACCACCGGGCATCGTTGAAGTCGTTGCACTCGGGGTCACACCCGAAGTTCCACGGGTCAATCGAGCGCACCCACGGGTGTCCAATGCGGACCGTGGTGGCGTGTTCGGTCAACGATCCGGTGACTTCGTACTGTTGGTCGTCCGGTGCGTCTTCCAAGTCTTGCGCGGGCGTGTCGGCGTAGGGGGTGTACGGCGCAAACTCGGCGTTGTACCCGTGTTTCATGATGCCCGTGCCGTACAGGACCGCGTTATGGATACATTGCCGCTCTTCCTTGTCGGCCTGCATGACCATGCGCTCGAACGGCAGGACAGAGTTGCACAGAAGATGGCCGACCGCCTTGCCTCTCGGGGTGAGTCCCCGCGCATACATGGTTGGCCCCTTGAAATACAGGGTGGCCACGATCTGCCGGACCGTGGCGAACATGAGATTGACGCGGACCTGTGGAATACCGATGGGGTCGAGGACATCTTTGCCCTCGTAGATATCCGAGAGCCTGCGCCACAAGCCGTTTTTCCCGGCAAACCGCTTGTTCATGCGCTCGGAACGGATGAGGCGATTGCGCCACATGCGCATCTCATCCTCTGATATTTCGATCTCGGTCATCGCGCATACCCCATTGCGGCACCGTATCGCCGTAGTCCGGGATTATACACGATTTCATCCCCCATATTGTCAAGCCCGTATTTTTGATACACCATATCTAGGGTAAGGGCGTGTGGATTGTTCAATTCGTGGTGTTTTTTCGCATCCAAGTCGGCGGTGTTTTGCTCTGGGGCTTGGCCGGGGAAAATCATCGGGGGGAACTGGGCGAGCGCGTCGATGGTATCCACTCGCTTGAACTTCATGGGGATAGAGAATTTCAACAATTCCTCCTCCATGATGTTCCTGTTCCGGCAACTTCTCAAGATATGTACACGCCCCGCCTCGAACCAAGACTGTAATCCTAGTATTCGCTGTTCCTTGGTCTTATTGCTTTGTCCGCCACCAAGGAATGCGGTGGGAATCCATGTTCCCTCGGCGATGGCGCGTCTTCGGATGAAGTGGTCGAGCACCCTCTCGAACGGGGCTTTCTCGAACACGACCTTGATGGGTTTCACGCTCTCATGGACCTGCTGGCCCCGAAACAACTCATCGATGATCTGATCCGGGTTGAAGTCTCCCCACCAGATATCTGTGATGAACACGTTGCACAAGTGGTCAACAGCCATCGTGATGATCGCGGTATACGAGTCGCCGGTATGCTTGACCGTGCTCAGGTCGCAGAACCGGAAGTATCTCAATGGTCCAGCCGGAACGGAATCGATGACCCGCAAGGCGTTCTCTTGGAAGATGGCCTTCGAGGTGTCGAACGGCTCCAACATGTACTGGTTCGCGAAGGTGGTTGACCCTTGCGAGATGTAGGTTTGGACGAGACTCTTCTTGGCCTTCAGTTCATCGCCGTCCGGGGACACGATATCGCGGGGTGCCAGCGTGAACCGTTTCGGGAACGCGAGGTACTTGTAGTCGTCCTGCCGGGTCCACGCCTTGCCGTTCACAAACCCGTGGAACACAGACCAGTCCTTGACGGCGGGCACGATATGGACATCATACAACTCGCGCCGTCTCGGGTCGTCGAGTATCGCCCCGTACATATCGTTGTAGACGTACCGTGTTCCAATAAGGAACTCTCGCCCGCCGGGGTCGAGCAATGACTGGCATTGGCCGTGGAACGTCGTGGCTTTCTGGATCAGTTCAAGGTTATTCGTGTTACGCTCGTTCACCAAGTCGTCGAGCATGATCCGTGAGAAATGGCTCCCGGTACTGGGGCTTTCCACCGTGGCGGTATCGACTGTCGGATCGATGAATGCTGTGTCGCGGTCGATCTGGATTTGTTTGTCGTTCCACTTGACCGGCCTGCCCCTGCCCATCGCGGGACATATCTCGGGATATACCCGGTTGAACATGCTGTCTTGGCCCGTGGCGAATATCGTGGTGGATATCGACCGCAGGAACTTGCGGGTATCCACGTCGGTATGGCTTCCGATGAGGGTCCGGCTATCGGGGTTGCGGGCAATCTCTTGCAAGGTCTTGCCCACGGTGATGATGTTGGACTTGACGTGCCCACGGGCCATGAGCAAGAGTTTCTTTTGATGTTCGCCCCAATGGTCGAGCGAATCGCACAGCGGCTTGTGTAGCGGTTTGTACAGGACCGGGATGCGGAGTATCTTGTTGCAGAAGAACCATGTGTCCTCCATTCCCCTGCCAGCGAGATAGGCCCAGTACGCCTCGGGATTGGACTTCAGTTCCCGCGCCCGCTCTTCCTTGCCCAAGCCCATAAGCCCGGCATATAGCGCGGCCCTTCGCTCCCGAACCTCGCCTATTCCCGGCCTAGTCTTCGGGATCGTCGCCATCGTCATCCTCGATCAAGGACATATCCATCGCCCGGTCCGGGCCGCCACCACCGCCATCCACACCCGCCGGGGTGATAAGTCCACGAAGTTTAAGGCTCAACAATCCCGCCTGACGCCGGTTCGTCGAGGTCTCCTCGGAACTCCGGAACACCGAGTCAAGGAACGAGCAGTATTCCTCGACTGTCACGGGGCTGGATGGATCGGCAAGATGTGGGGCCGCCTGCGCCAAGACCTCAGCCTCGTTCGACCGCCGGTACTCCTCCTCCGCGTCTTTCAACCCGCGAAGGTACGTGTACAGCCGCTGGACCTTCGGGTCTTGCCCCATGTTACCGATCAGGGTGGACAGTCGGTTCGGGACTCTGGTCTCGGGGGGAATACTGAATAGGTGCCGGTTTATCTCCTGCCGGTGGCTTTGCCCAAAGCGAACCATCGCCTTCGCCACTTGTATCCGTAACCGGCCCATCCCATCGCATAACCCACGGTACACGTCGTCCTTGCGAAGGTCATGATGGAAAAACAACCCTACCAACCCCGGCTTATACTCCGGCTTGTACCAGTCCTGATACCCGTACCGATCCTCCTCGTTCTGGAGCATCAACTCCTCGTCCTTCAAGACCCGGATTATCCGCGCAGGGGTACGGCCACGACGACCAGGTTTCACTATCTCGACTGTCTCCATAACCGAAACATACCCCAACTCTCGTGGCGGTGTCAACCACGATGCCCGTTGCGCACGAATAAAGGCCCCTCAAGGGGGGTACAGGGAATTTCAGAGGGCAAGGTAAGGGATTCATACTACCGGAGACCTAAAATCGATTATAGGGCATCCTAGAGTACCGGCGC